ATCACCTTGTTTATCAGTATTAGGTTCCATAACTGGTTGACCTAGATCCATTTGAGATGTTTGATCTAATGGGAGTCCTGTTTGTGGATCAATTGGTTGACTTGGATCTGGAATAATACCTTTTTGAATTTCCTTTTTAATCATTGAATCCTGCTCAATGATTTCAATATCGGTTTGACGAAGGATTTTACGCCTTACATAATCTTGTGAAAAATATTTACCAATATAAGGTTCGGCAACTTGTACCATATTCAACCTTTCATTAAGCAATTCTGCGTCTTTAAGTTCCGCAAAGTGATTATCATATAAGAAATCATATTGTATATGTTCATCCATTGTCTCCCAGTCTTCTGGGGTAATGATATTTTTAAGAATTAATTGAGTTTTCAACATATCATTAAACATATATGAAAATCTTTTTCTCAATCTACCAACAAACTTACTGAACTTAACTTCATCACGAAGAATTTCTGAAGAACGTCCAAGGTTAAATCCACCTTCACCATCCATTCTTGATGGTGGTACATTTAATGAACGATAAAGTTTTTTCTTAAAATATTCAATATCTGTGATTTCACCAAGATTTTGCCCACCTGGAAGAGTTGTAATCTCAGTTCCTCTACCACCTTCTCTTCTTGGTAACCAAAAATCTTCCATCATAGACATCATTTTTTTATCATCACGAATTTCACCTGTATTCGCATCATATACAAGTTTATTACGATATCTCATCATCACATCACGAAGATATTGTTCTGCCTTTACTTTAGGTAGATTACCAACATCAATATAAAATACTCTTCTTTCTGGTGCTCTTGAAAGTCTGTAGATTACTAAAGAATCTTCAATCATTCGTAGTTGATTAAGAGACTTAATTGCCTTATGAAGATATGATAAGGTTGACCCCTTATTGCGGTCTACAAGTCCTGAGGTACAATAGGTAATAGAATCCTTAGTCATCTTAATCCCTGCCTCTCCACCCAATGCAGATGCATTTCCTGTGGGATATGTCATCTTTGGATTGTAAATGAAATACTCTTCCATCTCAGGAAATTCGTATTCCATCGGGTTTTGATTATTTGGATTCGCATTTGCTAATCTAAATCTCTTATCCGCATCAGTTGTCTTTTTTTGTTGTCTTATATAACGCATTTTCATTGCGTCAATATATCTCAGCTCTTTAATTCCTTCTTCTGGTTTTTTGAAATCAATTACTTTGTGATAGTATAGTCTTCCATCAATATACCAATTTCTATAAATTTCGTGAGATTTTCTGTCAAAATCTAATAAATCAAGAATATTTTTAAACTCTTCTCTAATTCTTTTTTTAATACCATCACTGGCATTTAAGTTTGAAAGTTCAATTTCTACTGGGCTATCGTTTGTGTCAGATACAATTGCTTCACTTACAATATCTTCAATGGCACTATCACATTCAGGGTGAAGTGCCATCTCACGATATCTTTTGATTAAATCAAATTCAGTTCTATAAACACCTTCTATATCTACATAAGAACCAAAAAACCCACTACTTACAAAATGATCAGATCCGTCTTCACTATTGGGAGGAACTGGTGATACTACGGATGGTGATATTGGTTCTTGATCTTCAATAGAAAAACCAAATAATTTTGCCATAATTTAATTAATTTGTATTCTTACTATTTATTAAGGGTTTGCACCACCAGATCCAGTCAATGTATAAGATTGAACTTGGAATTCAACAGTAAACTCTTCAATTGTATCTGAAGAATCGTATGAAAGATCAATCTGAGAAACATTAGTTGGAAAAATATCAACAAATTCATATTCTTTCAATACAGCATTTGCACTTCCTGAACTGTTTTTGCTACTTGCAACTGATCCTCTACCTAATTGATAAACTTTTGCATTTCTCATGTATGCAGAAGGATCTGTTGCTCCAAGGTTATTTGAAAGTCTGGCAATTAATTGCGTCCACTCTTCAAATGCATTTCTTAAAAGAAATCCTTCATCATTAATAACAGTTACTGTCCAAGTGTCAATAGTTCTGTCGCCAGCAACTTTAAAAATTCTTCCTCTGAAAGGAACATCAATTGCACCAATATTCATTGGTGGTAGTGCAGCTGCTTTACACATAAATCTAAAATTATCAGCATCCCATCCAGCAATTCCATCTGGAAAAGTTGTCAATTCAACTTCAAATAAATTAGGACGAGCACCACCACCTATAAGTTCTGATTTGAATTGAGAAATTGTTTTATTGTCTCTTGTTGTTGCCATAGTTTTTTCCTCTTTTTTTTATTTAGATTTGCTTAAATCAAACTGTGCCAGCAACTTCTTCAAAACTTACACCTGTGCGAGTTGCAACAAATGTCAGTGTTATAAAGTTGATAGATTTTGTTGGTTTCAGGAAAATGTCTGCTCTAAACTCATTATTGTCAATAATGTCTGGGGTGTTATTTGTTGTGTCGCAAACAACAAGAAATCCATAAAGACCTCTTTTTGCTTGCACATCACGAAGATATGGTTCTATGATATTTTTGAAGTTTGCTCTTGTAAGTTCATCATTCAATTCAAAAAGTTGTGCCTCAGCAGCTCTTTGAAGTGATTGTTCAATAGTCAAGAATAAACGACGAACGTTAATCCTATCAAATGCAGATGCATATCCAAGCGCAGTTTTATCCCCAAATAGAAGAGTTCCTATGCCAGGTTGAGTAATAACTGAATTAATTCTTAGTGGATATAATTTATCTCTTTGAGTTTTATTTGGATTGTATGCAAGTTTAATTGAATTATTGATGATTCCACGTTGTTGTCCTGCAGGAGAGAACCAAGGATATGCAACAATATTTGTTCTTGTCATTAATCCAGCAATATCAGCATTTGTTGGAATATATCTGAAAAGATTGTTAAATCTATCATACGAATACTTATATCCACTATCAAAAATAGCAAATGATGAAGAAGAAAGAGGACTGAAATAATTTATTAAGTTATTTGTTTGTGTAGTTGTGTTTGTAAGTCCAATCAAGTTTGCTCTATGTGGTCCAATACAAGCAATACAATCTTTTCTTGATTCGGCAAGAGAAATTATATAATTTGCTTTTGCTTGTGATTCCTGTTGGTTTACAAGTCCTGGACCCATGATTAAATAATCAACTTCAATTTCATCTTTATTTGAAAAATATCCATATGAAGAAACTAAATTTCCAAGTGTTGCTTGCATTCCATTATTAGCAGAGTAATCAACTCCACCACTTAATGTATAAGATGCATTTCCAACTGCAGTATAAGTTATTCCTTGTGCATTTTGTCCCCAAAGTCCATTACTTAAAGAGATCGGTGTGAACGATGAAGCTTTCACACCAGAGTAAGTAGTGAATCCTGTTGCAACTGGGATTGTTCCGTGATAAGAATCTGTTGCACTAGATGGATTTCCACCTGCATAAACATTTTGCGAAAAATCTGCAATATATTGCTCATACCAAATTTTTTGTGGAGAATTTACATTTGATATTGAATCAAATGCTTTAGAAAGTCCTAAATGTTTTTCGAGAATATTTCCTCTAATTCCACTTACATTACCCTGATCATCAACAACAGCAATGTGAAGAGCATCATTTTTTCCTTGTCTATCTATTGAATAAACATTTGATGTTGGACGTGGCGCAATTTCTTTCCAAAAAATGGTGGTATTTGTCAAACTTAAAGTTTGATTGTCATACCAATCAGAAACAGATGAAGGAGTAAATGGGGTTGTAGCCGATAAACCAGTATTGACACCAACACTATTCACAAAGAAAAGTGAATCTGATGTATCAAAAGCAGCAAATGCAGTTCCTTCAGTATAATTAATTTTTGTTTCTGTTGCACCACTACCAACTATTTCAACACGAGATACTATTTTTACATCAATTGTACTTGCACCAGTGGTTGAAGTGGATACACCTGTAATAATTGCTTTAAGATATCCGTTAAAAGTAGAAGTTGTTCCTGATCCGGCAATAACAACTCCGGAAAGAGATGCCGTTACACCAGCACCAATTACTGCACCAGCAGTTACTAAACTTGTTGTTGCAATACCAACGATTTGATCTGCTTTGTCATCAATAAAACAAACTTTTAACCCGTTTGCCCAAGATCCTGGATTTTTTGCTGCATATGTATAATCAGTTGCTTCGGTGTGGTTATTAATGTAATCATCGTAATTATCAATATCTAAAGCAGTTGTAAATGCTACACCAACACCAGCATTTGCATTATTTAAAGTAGATCCACCAGTTCTTACGACTTTAAGAATTCCACCATATGAAAGAAAAGATGATGCACTCATCCAATACTCATATTGAGCGTCTGTTGATAAAGGCTTACCAAAAACATTAAGAAGATCTTGTTCCGTAGTAATGTCAATCGGATAATCAACTGGTCCAATTGAAAAAGGTCCTGCAATTGCACCAATATTATCTAAAACATTATCTACTCTTCCTACTGTTAAATCAACCTCTCTGACGAGTACGCCTGGAGATAATTGAGGAGTTGCCATTTGATTCTCCG